TTATTTTTTAAGCTGTTCATATTCCTCTTCAGTGATTCGCTTTACTATATTTTTTAATTTATCCATTTCAAAAACTTTATCATATTTTCTGCCAGTTAGTAATTTCCTCAAAAGTTCTATCTCTTCTTCTGTCAATATTTCTTTCAAATAGATATGATAAAAAAAGAGAAATTTTTCATATTTTTTATTTATTCTAAATACTTCTTCATCTATTTGTACATGAATATAGTTTTTATACATATAAATACACCTCTTTATTTTAATTATACCTCAAAAAACAAAAAAGAGCCAATTAAGGCTCTATACACTATGCACTATTAAAATAATAAATAATAACAAACTACAATATTTACATTACAAAATGCTACTATTAAAATTACTAATTATAACAAACAATAATATTCACATTACATTATGCTACTATTAATATAATAAATTATACCCCTTTTCTTTAAAAAGTCAAGGGGTATTTTTCATTTCTATTCTTTCACAAAACTAGTTAAATCTTGTAAAAACTCAGTTGTAAGTCTATCAACACTATTTATTCTCTTATATCTTTTATCTCTCTTGCTGTAAATAAAAACATTTTTTCCTTCAGTTTTATAATCATGTCTATTTGCTAATTCACAATTATTAAATATATGTATTTCTATTCCTTTTTCTGTTTCTTTGTCAAACTGTATTGCTTCGTTTCCTGTCTTGTAATAATCATGATTTACTATAAAGTCTTCAATTTCTTTTAACGTTTTCATTTTCCTCACTCCTCTAATTTTATATTTCTATTATACCTCATTTTTTATCATTTTCAATAATGCTTCTGTTCTATTTCCACCTATTTCATCTAATTTTTTATATATAAGCTCTTTTTCTTCCTGTGTTACCCTGAAACTTATATTTTTATTCCGTTCTCTTCCAGTTGCTTTTCTGCCTACTTTCCAAGTTGGCGTTTGCCCTTTTTTTACACCTCTTGCTTTTATTTTTTCCATCTCTCCTCCCTCTTGCCTTATATATCTATTTGTGATATAATTTTTGTGTCAGGAGGGCTGGCAAGCTACCCTCCATTAAATGTTTTGTATTGCCCTGCTATTTGTCCAGCAGGGCTTTTATTTTGTCCTCTGCTTCCTGTAAATCTTTACTTGTTTTTATTATTTCAAGTATCATTTTCAGGACTTTTTCAAATTGCTTGTCTGTCATACCTTCCATTGTTCCTCCTTTCTGCCACTTGCCTTAGCTGTTTACCTCTTCCCCCTTACAAGAATAGTATACTACATTTTTATATAAACGTCAATACCTTTTTTATAAATTATTTTTATTTTTTCACAAAAAAAGAGGGGGCAATCTTTACGACTGCCCTTAATTTGTCAATTCTTTAATATTAGCTACAAGTTCATTTTCTATTGTCTGCATGTGGTCTTCCACAATTCTAATTGCTCTTTCATATAATTCTTTTTCATCCATTCCGTCTTCTTTCAGACCCTCTAAAATTTGAACAATAATATTTTTTGTTTCTGAAAATTCCTTTTTAATGATATCATGAATCATTTTGTAAGTAATACCCTCGATGATATCGTGCATTTCAGTTTCAAAGTCAATAAGCTTTCTGTTAAAAAAAGTGTCAATTTCTTTATTGATTATACTCCAGTTTTCTTTTAAATGATTTTTTTCAATATACTTGACTATTTTTTTCTGAATTGCCCAACGAATTTCCTGCACTTGAAATATTAATATTTTTTCCAATGCTTTTCCTGTCACTTTTTCAGTTCTCAGTCTTTCTTCAAGCCGATTGAGAACTTCAATCAACTTCTCATTTTGACTGATAAGAGTTGTCCTCCTATTTTCTGCATATTCTAATTTTACTAATATTTCTTCGTAATATTTCTTATTATCTTTTATCATTAAGTCAAATATGGTCTTTGCAAAATAAAGAAATATCCCACAGACCACTACCGTTACTCCTAAGTCCGCAATTTCCTTAAAAAACATTAAACCTCCCTCCAGTGTTACTTTCTGTCTAAGTAATAGATAAATCCTGCTCTAGCTAACAACTCCCTATCGCCTTTGAAGTTATCTCTATAATTGATGTCAGCATATATGTTGCTACGGCTGTAATCCCTCTTATAGTCAATCACATTAAAATTAAGCTTGTTATCAGTAGCAGAGAGTTTTCCACTCTCTACCACCTTTTCAATTACCTTGTCAATTGCTTTTTCCGTTGCCTGTTCAGTTACTTTTTCTATTTTCTCTCCGACAACAGCTCTTATTCTTCCTCCACTGCTGTCGGCTTTGCTAAACCCTCTTGCTTGTCCTCATTCAGCTTTCTTTCAATCTCTCTTGCAATAGCATTTTCATCTATTAATTTATCTATTGTAGCTCTCTGTTTTTCAGGAAACATTTTCAGAACTCTATTTTGAACAGTTAGAACAGCCTGAACCAGTCTTTCATGGTTTGGCTTTATGCCTTTCAGCATGTCTCCGTAAGCTATTCCTTGTGGAATAAACTTAAGTACATATTTAGATATTTTTCTTTTAAGCAAATACTTATGCCCATTAATTACAATTAAAGATAATCCCCTTGCTATCAGTCCAGCTAATGCTACCGCCACTAAATTTGTTAAATTTGCTCCAAATTGATTTAATACGTTTGTTATTATGTTCATCATTTTACATCTCTCCTTTAAAATAATTTTTTACTGCCGCAACATAGTATTTTGCTAACAGCTCTTTTGTCTCTTCTAGTGTTTTCATGTCTTCCTTATTTGTTATAAATCCACTCTCAACTATGACGCAAGGTGTTACAGTTTTTCTTAAAAGTGTTGCTCCTCTATCTGCATAATCACGAGGTAGTATTTTTCTATCTTTCAAGTGAGTTGCTTCAATATTTGCTTCTTGCAAAAATTCCGCCAGTTCCTTGCTCTTTTTTGATTTGTGCCAAAACAACATTTCAGCCCCTGTAGCTGTTTTATCAGCTGCATTCAAATGAAATGATAGTGTCACATCGCCTTTATTCGCAATTCCGTTTATTTTCTGTGGCAATGTTGAATAATATTCTTGGTAGACTACAGCATATTCAAGACCTTGTTCTTTACATTCAGGAACAATATAATTGTTCACAAAATCTTTATTCCATTCATGTTCAACAAAGCCGTTTCCACAAGCTCCTGTGTCTTTTCTAACTCCACCATGACCTACGTTTAAAATAACTTTACTCATTTTAAAACATCTCCTTTAAATATTTTTCTTTTCTATCAACACGATTTAACCATCCTGTTAAAAAGTCTTGTTGAGTTGGGTTGCATTCCACAATAGAGTGATAAAATTTTCTTTGTAAATTATGATAATTTTTCAAAAATTCTTCAGATTTCCCTTGTTCTTCCACTTCATTCAAGGCTTTTATAGTCTTGCTTCCAAAAATACCATCTACAACTAAATCATAACCAAAATAACTATTTAATGTTACTTGTGCCTTTTTAGTTGCCCATCTTCCTGAATTAAAACTCCAGTCACATATCGAAAGTGCGACTTTGTCATTTTTCACTTCATTCAAACGATTTTTTAAATAATAATCTTTTTCAAGTATTTTTTTTGCAAAATCTTGTGTTAAATTTTTCATAGAGCCATTGTATCCGTTTCTTCTTGCTTCATCTTTAGTGACTCCCCATGTAGTTTCTCCGCCTTTGTCGTTTTTATCGTTACTATATCCACCTTCGACAAATAGCATATAACTAAAAATTTTGTCGAATCTTGTACCCATTTACACCACTCCCTTTCCTAGTTTTTAAAAAAGTCATTTACATCAAGCTCTAACAACTGCTCAACATTGTATCTTTCCAACCCTGTTACAGCTGTTTGTTCAGCTATGTCTGCAATTTCTATAATATCCTGTATTTTTCCAGCTAAAACTTTCAGTTCTGGTTTATTTAACTCAATAAATTCAACAAGTCCTTTTTCATTCTGTGCTTTCACTTTTTCTATTTTGTCCTGTTCCAGCACCCACATCAGAGATATTTTTAGAGACAATCTGTTTCTGTTTTTCTCATTGTTCTCAAATTTGTATTTTTTGCTATTTTTATCAACAGAAATTGCCTGATTCAAATAGTTAGATTTCGCCTCCGCCAAGTCCTGTAATAATTTCTTTTTTAATTCATTTTTTTTACTTTCTAATAAAGAGTTGTCAATTTTCCATGTGTTAGTTGTTTTATCCCATGTAGACCATTCGTTTGGCTTTGCAACTCTTTTAACAGATTTAGTTTTTTCATCTAAATACTCTCCATCTGCTAAAAAGAGTTTTCCAGCAGTAATCTGTTCGTATTCATTCATTTCTCTTAATTCGCCTGTTATTTCATCCAATATAGGATTTAAAAGTAATGATGTTGCAAATGCCATTGTTTTAGAATCCCAGTCCGGAAAAAATAAACTAGGATTTTCTTTAAAACGTTCTATTCCCGCTGTCATTGGTTGTGCTATTAATTGCAATGTATCTTTTTCATAAATATAAATTATCATTATTATTCCTCCTAAAAACCAATTTTCTTCCTCATTTCAAGTAATTTTGACTTTTTTTCTACTGCAGTAGTTTTTCTTATATAATGTTTTTTTGTAACATCTACTCCTGAATGATTTGCAAATTCACTTGCTAAGTCAATTCCTCCGACTTCTGCCAGTAAATTAATGCTTGTCTTTCTAAGTGAATGTGGATATAGATTATCTATTTCCACAAGTTTTCCTATTTTCCTAACTCTATCTCTAATCGTGCTTTTACTCATTTGCTTGAATATTCCTCTATATTTAGTAACAAATAAGTATTCAGCACTGTTTTTTCTACATTTTAACCACTCCCTTATAAGCTCTGTCGTTTCTTCAAAAATTGCAAATTCTACAATTTTTTGTTCCTTTTCCACTATCCCAGTAATTATTCCGTTTTCTAAGTCAATATTTTCTAACTTTATTGACTGTAATGCCGATATTCGACATCCAGTATCAATTATAAGATTAAAAATTATCTGATCCTGTAAATCATATTTTTCAGATAATTTCATTTTCACTTGTATTTCCACTATTTCTTTACTACTTAAATAGTAGCTCTTTCTCCGCTTTTCCGTGTCTGTAACTTTCAGCCTGTCCAATTTATCTCTGAATGGATGTACCGCTATTAAATCTCTTTTAACAGCCCATATGTAAAAGCTACTTATTGCTGTTATTTTGTTGTTGATAGTCCTTGCATTGTTATTAAGCTTCTCCCTGCAGTGTCTTATGTATTTCTCCAATATGCCTACAGCACTCTTTAAAGTATCTTTACCTAACAAATACTTATTTTTTTCATATTTTTTAAGATATTCAATAAACTGTTTCATGCTGTTTGTATAAGTCCTGTAAGTTGTGTTTTTCACTGCTTCATTCCTTGCAATGCAACTGTTCAAATATTCCTTGTAAATTCTCCAGTTCTTGTTATTTTCCATTTACATCACTCTCCTATACTTTTTTCTAAGTATAGCTTTTTTGAGTAAATTGGAAAATTTATCCAAAGTTGAAACTAAAAGAATCGATATCGCAAATGGATTTGTCAAATTCACAAAAACAGGAAATGTTGTTAACTGCTTTTTACATTTGAGCAATCCTACTCAACCTTTCACTTTTAATGACAACGCTCAAATTGTTAGTTATCCCGCTGGATTCATTCCAACAGCAGATTACTTTCACACAGAGTACGTCATGATGACAGCAGAACGGAACAATTTAAACGGAACAGTAAGACTAATTCCTCGTGAAACAGGAATTAAAATTTGGGGAACTGTAGGGAGACAATACTATGAAATCAAAGGAACTTTTACTTATTGTGTTTAAAAATATTTATTAGTCAGTGGCAAAAGAAATAAGCTGACCTGTCAGCTGTAAATCCCCAGAAAATCCAGGTCTTGTTGCGGGATAAAATTTTAAATTTTTAGTTGTAGCTTCAAAGTGTATTTCGGCTACTTCTCCACCCGCACCACCTGTTCCGTTAGCACAAGAAGCATTGACATTTTTAACGTTTTTGCAAAACCAGTCAGGCAAAGCGAAAACGGTTTCATAGTCATTTTTAATGGAAATATTAGCAAAACTTACCATCCTAAGTTTTCCGTAAATAATTAAGTCAAAATAACCCTTTGTTCCTCTATTGCTGCTAATTAATAAAGTTTCGCTTTTAAAACTGTATAAATTTTCCAATTTCTTCGCAGTTTGATAATCACTTATTGGAATAAATTTTGAACTTTCAAAATAAGTCAAAGAATTTTCAACTGTCGGAACAACTGTCTGATTATTTGCCACATCATAATAAGCAACTCCTACTTTTTTTGTTCCCGGAGTTCCTAATAATCCTCCAAAATTTGCACCAAACATAGGATTGTATTCTATTATTTCAACTGGGATTGTAAATCTGACACTATCAAATATTACTTTGTAATATCTATTTCTTTTCAATTCTCCAATTGTTAAATTAACAACTGTATCTCCGCTTTCTTTTGCAAGATCATATTTATTGCCTGATATTTTTATCTTTACCACATTAGTAGTATTTGTTTCAGATATTTTTATATTAAATGATAATCCTTTAAATAAAGGCATTCCATTTAAATTACTTGTACCTTGTAGTCCATCTATTTCTAATTCATAAACATCTGTACTATTTTCTATTGTGTGAACTGTTTCTACTGTAAATATTAATCCTTCTTGCATTGGATTAAATAATTCTTTATTGAGTGGAGTTCCCGGAACATTAATATTGCTTTCTATATCTGTAATTATTGCCGTTCCGTCTCCATTATTTGTAAGATTATATTTATTTGCTGTAACTCTTCCTCTATCTATTACATTCGTAAATTTTTTTGGCATTTCTTATCTCCTTTCAAAATTTATCAGATCATTTGATAAAAATAATTTATCTCCGGAATTTATTTCTTTTGAGTATGGAACATCATTAAAGCTAAAATCACAGTCTGCTTTTCGTACCGCATACATAGGAAATAAATTATCACTGGCAAAAATGTCTCCTGAATAATATGATTCAGTATAATTTTCCAAACATTTCCTTGTATTTATTTTTATTCCACCACCAACAATGCTCTCTAAATCTATTGAATCAATAAGCGAAAAATTATAATCTTTTTCAGCTATAAAATCTATATCGTATCTTCCCGGCTCTCCATCTACTTTCCAGCCTTCTCGGATTTCAGGAAATAGCCCGGTAAAACTCTTGATTAAATTTAGAATATTATCAAGAGTAGGAACTATGTCCAGAGCTTGAAATTTCAACTTAATTCTTTTTCTATAATTTTCATCTACATCATTTTTTCTGTTTTCTTCAACAAGTTCCCCTAAATCATCAAGGAACTCTCCTTTTGCTTTATCAATAAGCCAGTAATTTTCAAGCATATCTATATATTTATCAATCAAATCAAATGCTTCAGCAATTGATTTTATGAAAGCTTGATTTGTATCTGTCGCTTTCAAAATGTAAGGTATTTTACTATTTAAATATTTATAATTATCGTACATAGAGTGCTCCTTTTTCTTTCACTCCAAGCTGTAGACTTGTTGTAAAAGATATTCCTGTGCCATGAATTTTAAATGACAAATCTAGATGCTTTAAATCTGTTTCGGAAATAGCAGGTCTTATTTTTTCAACAAAACATTCATAAGCCGAAATAAATCCGTTTACACCTTTCGACCTGATGTAGTTATCTATTATCGCATCTATTTTATTTTTATTTTCTGCAGCATAATTTGCAGGAATTGAAGTATAATTTGCTTCAATTTTTACTTCTGAAGGTCTGTAAAATCTTATTTCTCTTTTAATTCCTGAAACATCTGTAGCATGTGCAATAACATCTCCTACACTTTTTATTGCCTGATCTTTCTTTTCAAATATTGTCTGTGCTATCTGACTATTAATCCCACCATCAATAACTATGATTACACTTTTTTGTTCTATTCCATTAACAGTTGTCGGCTCGTGATTTTCATTTACATAGACACTTTTAACTCCGTCCAAATTCATTAATGCTGACTTTATTCCATCAATATTCCAGTAGCTTCTAAATCTTGAATTAAACCATCTGTCACGATATTCTATGTCAGTTTCCTTATCTTGACCACCTTGCCCTTCTGTACTTGCTTGTATTGACAATATTCCCTGTACGGTTGTAATAAATTTAGTTATTTCATTAGTTCCAACATTACCGACACTTCCAACATTTTCGCATTGAAACTCTAAAGAAATTGTATTGTTAGTAGCTGTTGCCATGTTTATATTAAAAAATTCAACTCCAGTTGATGTTTTTACTCCCAGTTCTCCTATTCCAACAGTTGTTCCATTTACTGCATTGAATGTTACAAATGTTCTTGAAAAACTAGGTTGCTTTCTCGGAAAGTTAAAATTCCCATTTAGAATATCGTCCAGTTCTTCGTTTTCGCATTTATATATATTTGCTTTATCAGCTAAGTATTGTATCCTGTAAAGTTTCTGTTGTGCCAATCTTCCAACCGGATATCCTATCATTAAATACCAAACTGACCTTTTATCAATTCCAAAATTTGATTGTGCTGATTTTATACTGTCTCCCATTGTTCCTATTATGTCATTCAATTCAGGAATTTCTATTCTTGCCATATTACACCTCCAAACTCTTTTCATATGTCTGATTATTAATTTCCAAGGAAATAAATACTTGTAATTTTCTTCTGTCTCTTGTTAAAAATTTAGAAGTAACAGCATTTATTTTATTAACTTCCCTAAAATAATAGAGTATTTTATTTCTTATATTTTCCTCTACCAATGTTTTATTCCCTGTTTCCCAGTATGCCCAATCAAGTCCATAATTTGTGTCAAATTCAAGTTCTCCTGCTCTGATTTGCAACATTACAGCTATCATTTGCAATATTTCAGAATTCCTGTCTTCCACTAACATCAAATCATTGTTTTTTATTTCCAACTCTCCATGATTTATATTTCCTAATTTCAAATCCATGTTTATTCCGCCTTTTCTGTTTTGTCTGATCCTTTTGTAATTCCACCATGAACATGAGTTGTTAAAGCTATTCCATTACTTGTTGTTTCATCATTTGTTATTGTTCCGCTCTGCTCTACATTTCCATTTATCGTAATAGTTTCAGCATTTAAAGCATTTGAGGAAGTTGGAACAACAAAAGGGAATGCTATGCAGTCAGCAAAGCTATTTGTCAAATCGCTATCCAAATCCCCTTCATCGTCTCCCTCTAAGTAGTTAGACTGTGAAAAGCTCAAAAAAGCAATAGGAACAATGTCTCCAACTCTAAATGGAAATATTTGATTTACACTTTTATTTCCCAACTGGCACATAGGAACACGTGGAATAGGTTGCCATTCCACACCTTTTATTGTTCCTAAAGGTTGTATTGCATAAAAACCATCACCGTAGCTTCTTGTTATTCTTCCGAGTGTTGTTGTTGGTATTACTTCCATTTTTCTTCACCTCATTTAGTACTTTTACTTTAATTTCCATAACAAAATCTTTTATTGATAATGCTACTATCTTTGCTTTTCCATTAAATGTTTTGCTTTCTATTATTACATTATCTGTTTTTTTTAAATAATGTATTAACAGACAGTTTAGGCTATAATCATATTCAACTTTACGATTTTCAGGACTTTTTGTTTTTTCAGCTTTCTTTTTCTTTGTTTTTCTTTTTTTCTTATCTTCTTTTTTTGTTTCCTCGGTCGCTTTTCCTCTGTTCTTAGCAGACGTTTTTTCAGGTTTGACATATTTTTTTGGCTCTCCAAGTAGTCCTGAAGTTTTATTTAAAATTATTTTTTCAGTATCGTCGTTTTCCTGTGAATATATATATATTTCGTCATACTTCAAATTGATTTTGCTGTCACAGTCATTAACAATCTGAATAATTTTTCTTAAAGGTACATCATAAGGGCTTAAATAAAAGCCCCCTTTGTATTCTTTATCTATTTTTAGTTCACATTTTTTAACAACATATCCTATACTGTCCGCAATCTCCTTGATAACTTTACTTGCTTTAGTCGGCTCCAATCCTATACTCACACGATTGTTAAAACTTTTTGCTGCTTCTAAAAATTTTATTTTTAATTCATATTCAAGCTGAACTACTTCTGTTATTGTTCCTGTAAATACTTCTCCTATATCTTTTCCATATCCCATTTTCACATTTATAGTGTCTTTTTCTCTTATCAAATCTATATCTGATTGTGCTAAGTTAAAAATAGTTATTTCCCCACTACTTAAGTCATTGTTTTCACTGTCTTTATAACTCACGGATATATCATATCCTCTTATTTCTCTGTCCTGTTCAATGTCGTTAGGATCCCAATATTGATAAGGAACTTCTATATCCTTGTTAGCTGTTCTTATAGTAATCAAAGCACTCTCATTAAATAACTCTCCAATTACAAATCTATTATCTGTCATAAAGTTACTCTCTTTCTATAAACTCAATAAATACAGTGTCATTCAAGTTATCAAAATTAACTTCACGCTCAATTCCATCTTCGGAAAATGGGAAAATATAAGCGTTAGGAAACTCAGGATTAACATTATTATTTTTATCCCGGCTTAAATATAGTCCCACTGGAACTCCAAAAACCATTTTTTCATTTTTCAGAATCAACACATCATCTTCATTGTAAATATCAAGATATAATCTGCTTTTAAATACTGGATTTAGCTCGTCATCATTAACAAGCATTTTGTGTTCCTTAAAGTGCAGCTTAAAGTTCTCGTCCAGTACTCTTAAAGTGAATTTCAGAGGAATTAAGCTTTTGTCTAAATTTATTCTCATTTTAGATACCCCCCTGAAACTTTACTTGGAGTAGTTCCCTGTGTTCCTACAGTTGTTGTTCCATTCACTTGTGTCTGTTCTCCTGTTTTAACTTCGCCTGTACTCATTATTTTTGCCGTTTGAAATTGTTTAACACTCAAGGAAAAGGAATAGTTATTCTTATCCATTTCCTTTGAAATACTTAAAATCACTAGATTTTCAATTATTTCATTGCTTGTTGTTATATTTATTTTTTGTTTTTTCAAAAATAACTGTTTTATTTCCTCGAAAAGTTCCTTCTTTTTCAAATTATCAAGATTAAATCTTGCTTCAATACGGAGTTCTTTATCTCCGATTCTTAAATTTGTAGAAATTTGATTTGGAATATCTGAAGGATCTAAAGGACTGTCTTTCATATCGCCTTTTTGTGTTTCTGATATCTGGCACCAGTCAAGTCTTATATTGTTTATGTAGACCCCTTCTCTGTACTTTTCAAGGTACTTTTTTTTATAAGTATTCAGGTTAGTTACAACATTTTTTTTATATCCTTTGTACTGCTCCCTGTAATTACTTACTTGATTATTTAATTGATTAAAATCCAACATTGCTAAATATCACCCCACTTGTAAGCGGCATCGCTTTCCCTGTCGCTCAAGATATTTTCAATAAGCGATGTGATAATAGGTCTTAAAGATTTTATTTTTTCTATTTTATCTTGTGCCACTTGCTGAATACTTATTGGAATACTAATTTCATAAGAATTTCCATAACCTTGAGGTACTGGCATTTGATTATTAAAAATATTTTTTGCCATATTTATAATTTTCTCAGTCTTTTGATTAGAGAAAATTTGTGTCCCTTTTGGAAGAAACATTTCACTTCTTGAATTTGGAGATATTCCTATCAATCCGCTTGGAGTTGCAAACATTTCTTTTCCTTGTTCTGAAATAGTCGTTGCTCCACCCATAAAATTATTATCTCCTAATGCTCTTTTCGGCTTATTTCCTCCACCTAGAAGTCCTGATAAGAAGCTCGCTCCTTTTTGTAACGGCTCAAATGTTACTTTTGCCAATAATCCTATTAATTTTCCTAGTGCTTCAGCTAAAAAATTAAGGACAGGTTGAATAACACCCCATGCGGCATTTATTGCTGAAGAAAGTCCTTTGAATGTGGCTCCTCCTATTGTTGCTAAATCTGAAATAAACTGTTGTACTGTTTGAGTATCTAATCCCATTCCTTCCATTACTCCCTTGAAAAAGCTTCCTAATATTTGAACAACATTCATCATGACATTGAATTGCATATTCCAATACGACCCTAATCCTTCCAGTAAAGGCGTTATAGTTTCAACACCCCATGTGATGCCTTCTACTAATCCTACTAACATATCCCCTGTGTCCATACCTCCTGTAAAAGAATTAAAAAGCTCCTGTACTCTTTCTACAGCCGGAGAAATTGCTTCCAAAACTCCATTTATCAGTTCATCAAAAGCCTGTTTTAAATTTGCCAATGGTTGTACTAATTCCTGAGCTAATGGGGAAAGTTCTGAAAATTTCTTAGTTACTTCATCCAAACTTGCCGTTGCCGATGTTCCTGTTATCAACCCCCATGCTTCACCAAAAGCACTTAAAGGTTTTACTACTGCATCTACTCCTTGACCTAGCAAATCAAATGCTGGAGTAACTAAATTTAAAGCTTCTGTTAATCCCTGACCTAGTAGACCAACTAAAGGGGCAATAGCATCTCCGAAACCTATCATTGCGTCAGTCATTCCAGCTTTTAATCTGTCCATTGTAGCACCCCAACCTCTGTTCATTATTGCATATGCTTCATCAGTTGCTCCTGCCACGTTCTTAAATTCTTCTAAATTTTCTTCAAAAACTTTTTTATTAGATGTAAGGATATTAACAGCTTTTTTAGATTCGACCGAGGTAAACATGTCAGCTACTGTTTTTCCTGTTGACTGTGCCTTTTTCTCAATCATTCCTAATGCCTGTGATACAGTTCCACCATTTTTCATAAAAGTTTTAAAGTCAACACCACCGTTCAACTGTTTGAACATCTTGTATGTTTTACTTCCTGAGTTATTCAACTCTTCAAACATTGCTCTCATTGATGTTCCAGCTTTTGCTGTTGACCCTTTTCCCATTGTTGCTGTCAACGTTGCCATTGTTGCTGCAGTCTGCTGAAACGAAACATTTGCTGCAGAAGTTGAAGGCAAAACATCTCCGATTGAACTTGCAAGTTCCGGGAACGAAGTAACTCCTTTTTTTATTGTTGCAAATAATAAGTCAGATACATTATTGACGTCTAAACTGTCATTTCTGTAGTTATTCATTATTGTATTTAATGTAGCTGTTGAATCACTCAAACTTGCCATTCCAGCCTTACTTGCTTTTATCCCTGTTTCGACAAATTTAAAAACATCTTTTTCATCTACTCCTGCAGATAAGGCATTATAAATTGCGTCTGTTGTATCTTTCATTTCTATTCCATAAGTTTTAGCCATTCCTCTTACTCTTTTTCCCATTTCTTTTTCAGCTTCTGCCGATTTTTTTGGTAATAAAGTAAAAATAGCATTCATACCTTTTTCAAAATCTCCGAATGCTTCCAATGACTTTTTTGTAAATCCAACTACCGCCGCAACGCTTAAAACTGGTAGCATTGCCGACAATAAGCTTTTAAATCCACCAGCTAATTTGTCAACACCACTTTTAGCATTTTCAGCTCCTTTTCCTACTCCACCCAATCCTTGTTTTACTTTTTCAAGTTCAGGCTTTGTTTTTCCTGTATCTTTAACTTCTTTTTCAAGACCATCTACTTCTTTCGAAGCTTTTTTTGCGGAGGAGGCTAATTCATCAATAGCTTTGTCGACACTATCAATAGCACTCTTATCGCCTTTAAATTTCATATCAATTACCATTTCATTTGCCATTTTGCTTATTAACCTCCTCTATCCACTCATTTCTTGCAATTTTCATTTCAAGGAAAGTATCATTGTCCATATTTAAAATTTCGTTGATACTTCCCATTTTATTTTCAAAAATTATTCTCCATCTACTTCTTCTATCTGTAGCTTTTTGTTGGCATCTATCATATCTTCGTTGCCATATTTCAGCAAAAAAGGAAGTATAACTCCTACTGCTGCAGCTGCATTTTTCCCAAAAAACTTATGACTTCTAGCTCCTTCAGGAGAAATTATCATGTCTTCTGCCAAGGCATCGTACGTGTCCAGCCGGTCCGCATTACCTTCTATATGACTATTCACAATTTTAGCGAGTTTTTCGTCGTCTCCATTATCCTGATATTCTATTTCAAGCTCTTCATAAATTTTATAGCCTTTCCCTGTTTCATCTTTAGCATATATATTTTTTAATCTTAATTTTGGCATTTCCTATTCCTCCTATAAATTATCTCTTCTTACTGATTCTGCCTGTACTGTAAATGTCGCATCCACATTTGAATTGTCATGTTGTCCACTTTCCTTCTTTTGGATTGTAACTCCAACCAGAACATGTGTTTCAGGCTTTCCTTTGACAGAAGTATTTTTAAAAAGTCCTGTTCCTGTTCCACCTTCATCCATGCAATCCTGTACAAAATTATTTAAAAATGTAAAATTCCCACTATTCTGCCTAACAACTACTTCATAAGTAGTAGCCGTTGAACCGTTCATTATTGTGACATGTTCTCCGTTCATGTCAGGATCTGAAAGTGTGAAGTTTTGATTTACTTGTGAAGGATTCACAGATACACCTATTATATTTCTAGTTCTTCCAGTCGGACTTGTCAAAACAAGACTAACTTTTTTTACATCTTTCATTATTAATTCCCTTTCTTACCCCCTAAATATTAAAAATTTAAGGGGTACATTTGATTTATTTTATTTCTTTGATATTTTCCTTGTCTGATTACTTAAAAACGCTTAAAAACGATTTTTTAGACTAATGTTGTTTTCCAGTTCAAAGTTGCATTTAAATTTTCAATCTGTCCTGCAAGAGTGAAGTCTACTTTTGTGTCATCCAAAATTCTGTCCACTATTTTTTGATTCGGAATTGAAGCTCTTTCAGGAACAGTTATTTTAAATGAATAATCTCTTGCCTTTGTACTTCTTCTTGCAAGCCAGCCTTCGTCTCCTACTTGCACCATGCAATCATTTAACTTATTCTCAATAACATTAATTCCTCCATCATCGTAAGGAACTCCTATCTGTTGATTGAAAAGCTTATGAATTGAGCCTGTTATTACAAATAAAATGTAATCCAACCCTATTCTTTCATCCGCATAGATATCTCCACCAATTGTTTTTGACAGGGACACCATTCCAGCACCCCAAGCGTTTTCATAAGTAGCAACATTTTTGCTTTTGTAAGTGTTCAGTTCCACATTTGTAAGCGGCACATTATGTTCAAATAAAGCTGTATTATAAGTTCTTATTCCTTGCAATGTTTTATGCTTTACTCTCATTCCAAATCCTGCAGTTGCTAATCTTGTGAAAATTCCTCCACCTAATGCAGCAGCAACTCCACCTTTAGGATTTAAAAATTCAAGAGTGTTTGATTTGTCTGTTCTGACATCCACTTTAGGATTTGCTATTGCAAATATTCTGTCTGATTTTTCTAAATCTCCCACTGTATTTTCTTTCTTTTCAATTAATGCGAAATTGTAATTTCTATTTAGGAACAAACTTAGCCATTCATTGAATTTTGCATGTTGCAAATCAAATATCCAGAAATAATTGTCGGCATCCTCTTTTGTATTTTCCAGCTTGTCGGTAAATGCCACAGTCAAGTCATCTGAACTTGGATTAAATTGTATTCCTTGTATCCAAAAATGGTCTCCTTTTATAGTTGTTCCTCCACTTTCTATTGTCTGCGAAAGAAATAATTCGACCATTTTATAGATATTATCTGTACTTGACAATCCTAAGCCCCCTTTTGCGGTTGGAGTTGTCATATATTCCAGTGCTGTATTCGGCTCTAATTTAGTAAGAGGGATATTTTTTTCTACAGTAACTAATCTATGCACGCCTAAATCTACATTATAGTTGCCTATATATTCCCTGATTATTGTAAGTTTCACATCGTTGATGTTTTGACTTAATATATTACTCATTTATTGTGACCTCCTGTTTATTATTTATTTTAGTTTTTACTGTTTCAATAGTTTCAACTTCTCTTTCTTCTGTGACATCAAAGGAAATTTCAACATCAAATGAATAACAGTAACTCCATTTTCCAGCTTCAATAAAATTCAAATTTCTGATAAAAGACATTCTTTTTATTCCAAAGCCATTGTTATTAATCATGTTCCTTTTTTCAAAATTGATAATTCTGAATAAGTTGTTTGCCAGAACTACCGCTTCCATCATTGTTTTATGTCTGCAATTAAATTGCAATGTTGAGTTGTAAGTCTTTATATTCTGTTCTGTTAATATTCCATTTTCTTTTTTCAAAACTTCAACACTCTGATTGTGAAAATCAGGAGTTAAATTAATAACAAACATTTCAACAAATGGATAATTTGGAGTTTCTGCAAGCATTTCTCCTGCTATAATTTGCCATTTTTTGTTGCTGAAACTATTTAACAGTTTCCTAAACTTCTCTATCAATTCCATCTTTTAACCTCTCTAAATAGCAGATTATCAAGTTAGCATGTCCATTCTGCCTATAGTCTTCTTTTCCTACAACCCTGAATTTATTTCCTAAATGGTCTATGACTTCCGTTTTCAAGTCTATTTCAACATTTTCTTTTACATATAATTTCCTATCCTCAAAACCCAAAGTTGTATCCTGTGACTGAAATTTAATATAGTCTGAATGACTTAAGTCAAATAATGCTCCCTTGAAAGTAATGTCTTTTCCCTCTACTATTCTTTCACCATCTTCCCAACGAGGAACGCTGTTTTTTATTTTTAATTCCTTAAAAAATCTTTCAGGAATTTTCACATTATCCATAATTCACCTACTCTATTTCAAATCTTACTGAATTAAGCATTGTTCCTGTGTCAATAAGCGGTTTAGTTCCTTTTTTTCTTTTCAAAGTGCTTTCCTTATTTGCAGCAAAACCACCTTTTAAAATGCTCTCCTGAATTAATCTAACCGTTTCAACACCTATTGTATTTAGCACCATTTCTCCACTTGCACCACTTTTAATTGCTTCCATTACAAGTGATTTCAACGTTGTGTCTAAATAGTTTTCTATATCCTTAGTAGCATTTGAAAAAAAAGGTCTTGGAACATTACCTTTTCCTCTTCCAAATTCTACATAAAAAGCGTATTCAGAAACTTTAGTTCCCTTCGCTCCGCTTTCGCTTCCTGTAAATCCTATTTTCAACTTATGGCTTGTCAAATATTTAAAGACTTCTTTTGCCTTGTTATATTCGTCAAGCTTAAATTCAATTGATATTCCCATTACATCAGTAATCCTTTCAGTATCGGTATGATAAATGTGTTAAAAATACGATTATCCTTGTATGTGTATGCAATATCATTGATTTTATAATTACTGTATTTCTGCATGTCAGGATCTTCTTGTAATAACATTAAATCTCTTATCATCATTGCCACATAATATTGCAAATCATACGGAACATCTCCGTTGTCTCCGAATGTAAATCCGGAATTGTATTTAAGGACTATCTTATCTTCTTTAGTAAAAGTACAGTTATTGCACCCTAAACAGAAATAATCCGTTAATTCTATTTTTTTAGTTGTACTGATATAGTCCTCTGCTTCCACATTTTTTTCATTTATTAAAATAGAAATAACAGAATTAATAGGCGGGTATTTAACCCAAAACCTATTAATTTTAATGTTTTTCTGTATTATTTCAGTTCTATCTTGTTTTTCTAAATCGTATCCTATGTGACTTTCAATCATATCCGAAATAACATTTATAAGAATTTTTACAAATTCTTTTTTATTTTCTTCCAGTTTCTGATTAGTAAGTCTCTCGTATTGTCCGACAGTTATTATTGCTTTCATGCAACCACCTATTTCTTTTTAACAGGAATAAATGCCTCAGGCAATAACACATTTCCACCTACCATTGTTTCAAAGTAATATCCGGTAAATCCTTTTTGTGTGATATCATCTTTAATTCTTATGTTGTAGTCAGTATGAGTTACCCCTAAATATCTTGACATATCTGCGACCAGCACAACTACATCTCCTACATTTGCACTTTTAAATGCTGGCAATGTGTCGTCATAAACGACTGGTAGAGCTGACAGAGAATCCTGCTTCCCATTTTTGTAAGCTTCTTCAAATATTGGATTTCCGTTGTTGTCTTTCAATTTAAAGAATTCCTTTGCTGTTTTTCTGTTCATTATTATTACAGCTTTTGAAACATAATCTTCTTTCAGGTCGTATTTTGCATCTATTATTGTGTCATAATCCACTTTACCAGCTGCAGCAAATGTCAAAGCATTAGCTGTAACTTGTGCATTTGTTAATATTCCAAAAGGCTCTCCTGTACCACTTCCAAATAATATTTTTTCAGATATCTTTTTAACGAAGTTTTCTGCAACTCTTTCAAGTACTAATGCTACAAATCCTACAACATCTCCAGCTAACATTTTATTAGTGAATATTGGTAAAGCGTAGATTTGGTGCAGTTCTAATTCTACTTGGTCAAGTAAGCTTATAGCTGTTTCAGCTCTTGTTGCTGTTTCTCCTATAAATTTAACTTCTGTTGTTCCTATTAATTCCCTTGGTATTTTTGTAGACATTTCAGACATTGAGAATTTTGAAACATAAGCCCATATGTTTTTAGTGTCCTGTGCTCTTCTTAAAATTGTTCTACTTAACAATGGCAATATTGCCTGTGGAACATTAGTTGTTCCTGTAGATTTTGCAATTTCTTCTCTTTTTTCTAAGAACTGAGAAAAAGATTTTATTGTATATCCTTTATCACTGTTTGTTTCTTTCATGAATTCCCATATTGATTTCTCAAGATCAGCTTCAGTTAGTTCTTTTTTTGTTTCCTGAATTCCAGCATATTCTTTTGCGAATTCATTTAATTTATCCTCAATTGATTTTTCAAAGCCTTCTTTGTAGTCTTTCAATGATTTTTCAAAATCACCTTTAACACCTTCCAGTTGCTTTTTCACTTCTTCGCTTAAATCTTCCTTTTTTAAAGCTTCTTCAATTGATGTAATTTGTTTCTTTACACTTTCCTCATATTCTCCAAATAATTTTAAAATTTCTTCTCTATTCATATTTTCATTACCTCCTAAATTTTTAAATGTTGTTACATTACTTCCCGGAACAGCTCCTTTGATAACCATTGAGCCTTCCCAAACTTCAAATTCCTTTATAAGAAACGCTCTAACTTGACCTTTTTCCGTTTCTACATATCCAGTTTCTCCTTTTAGAATTCTACCACCTACCGACATGTCATATTTCGCTCCTAATTTCATGAGCGAGTATATTTTAGCGGCTTCTTTATTAAGATAATTTCCATTATCGTCTTTTTCTAAGTCCAACTTGGCTTTAAATTTCAAATCTCCGTTTTCAGCCCATAACTCCATCACTCCCAACTCACTGTCTTTTTTATGTTGATGCAATAAAAAGGCTGTTTTTGAATTATCTTTAGTTTTAAAATTATTGATTGATTCTTCTAAAAAGAAATCTCCATAACTATCTAAGACTTTTCCTTTTGTGAGTATCCCTTCAATAATACCTTTTTCCATGTCAGACTTTTCTATGATTGTTCCTATGTCTTTTTGAAATATTCCTTTTGGCATTATTATCTCCTATACTTTAAATTTATATGTTGTGACACAATAACAATTTATTACATCTCCAGCTTCCGCATCAGGATCATGTGCATACATCAGACCATTTGAAAATGCTTCATCTATTTTTCTTTCTTCGCCATTCATATCTAAATGTGATTTTCTGTCCGTTGCACCACCACCTGAATGCATCCATACTTTAGTATTTACAAGTGTCTCTTTAGCTAGTTCGTACATAGAATATCCACTTGCCTTAGCCGTTTCTGTCCTTGCAATTGTTAAAGTCCTACTCTTTGTCATTTCTTTTACATTTTCCCTGACCTCCTTGGCTATTTGTTTCGCATTTGTTCCACTTGCCTGTCTTTCAGAAATGATTTTATTTATTTTATTTTTTGTAACTTCATCAATTTTTTGTACTTTCTCTGCAGCTTTTTTAGCATTAAAATCATTTAGCCTTTTATCTTCTATATCTTTAAAATACTTTACCTTTTCCCTCACTTCATACATTTCATCTACTACATCTATTACAGCCTTAGTTGAAACTCTATGAGTGAGCAGCAATGTTTTATTTAAGTTATTTCTGAAAGTTGAAAAATCAATTATTATTTCTTCATTTATAACATCAACGCTATTTGATAAATCATTAAAGTTTGAGTCTAATTTTTTTTTTACAACTTTCGTTGCTTTTCCTCTTGCTTTCTTTAATGCTTCAGCTTGTTTCTCCATTTGTTTCTTTTCTTTTTTTGTCATTAAATATCGTCCTCACTTGGATTGTTATCAATTGGCTCTACTTCGCCATTCAATACATCCGTTAAAGTGCTTGGCATTCCTTTAATCAATATTTCGTCTGCTCCAGCTATACTGTCTAAATTAAGCATTTTTCTTTTTTCGTTTATAGTATGAAATTCTGAAGCATTCAATGTATTTATCAGTTCAATCTTATTGTCTTTCAATACTTCTATTTTTGAAGTGTCAAAGTCAATAAGTTCATTATGCCCAAAATCTTTTTGAAACAATCTATTTATGCACGATTTTATCTGTTCAGCTGCAGGAATAATATTTTCTGTGTAGAGTGCTTTCTTTGCCTCCTGCATGTTGTTGTATTTAGCATTATCTTTTCCACCAATAAGCAAATCAGGAACATTCAGAACGTTCGAAGTAATATTTCTTATTTCCGCTGTTGCTTCCATAAAGTCAAAATCTCGTGGAGTAAAATCAAGGTTGTGTATTTTTGATTTCTCGTCAAATCCACTTAAAATGATTGGTTTGCCTATTCCATCCGCTCCACTGTTCTCGCTTATTCTATCCTGTATTTTTTCTATTGTTTCCCCAGTTCCTAGCTGGTCTAATAAAATTAAGAACTGTCTTTTACCACTATTTTTCAATATACTGTTATTCCATCTGCTTATTAAACAGTAGTAGTCATGTAACAATGCAAGTGAAGTCACTCTATTTATTCCATTACCTTTAGAATATAAATTGGGCATTTTCTTATAACAGAAGTTTTCAAGTTCTTTTCCTGAAATTTTCTTTCCATTTGATAAGTCAATGCTCTGAATTCCAAAAAGTATATTGTTATTGTTGTAATTTATTGTATATTCAGCTGGACTGTATATCCACAAATCATACTTGTTATAAAGCTTTATTTTTTGAATAAGGAATTCGCCAAAGATAGCCCAGTAAAGATAACAATAATATAAAAAGTCATCTGTATCCATCAAAGCGTTAGGATTAATCAAGCTCCTATAAACTATATTGTCCTTTTTTTCGTTTTTTCCTTCCGTATTTTCTTCGTAAACACTCCAGTCTATTGAGTAAAATCCTTGTTGCATTCTTTCAAGTGCCGAGCTTATGAAAGGATTTTCAGGGATTTGCTTCAACATTCTTTGTACATTGACAGTATAAGGAGAAATATTAAAAGCTCTCGCATAATTTAACAAGTCATTAAAGCTTTTAATTGTTGTGCCTTGTTCCTTTTTTCTGAAAAATTTAAACATGTTCACCCCCTTATATCTTGCTTTTATATCTAGTTTTTAAATCTCTTGGTCTGTATCGTGAAAGAGCATAGTCAAGTGCATCTTTAGTGTGAGCGTCAAAGTTAAACATTTTCTTCTTATCTCCCACTATTATTACTCCGTTCTCGTCCTTTTGAAATTTCAAGTTTTTTAGTTCTCTGTATGTATTTTCACATCTCTGTGCTATTACGATTCTGTTGAATGATTGCACTTTTCCAATCCTACCCAGTGGATTTCCTACCATTTTATCCGCCTTCGACATAAGAATTCCATTTGCTTTGAATTCTTGAATAGTCTTAGGCTCTGCATAATCCGCATATATTACAATACCCTCTTCAGCTATGTCATAAAGAAAATCTTCCTGTATTATTTGCGGATTGGTTAATCCTTTGTTGTAAAATTCATTATAGATATAGAGAATATTATTTTCATAATCTATTGCAGCTCTCACAACTGCAGTGTACGAAACTTTAAATCCAAAGTCCATTCCCGCAACATGCCATTCAATCCCTAGTCTTGCCACCTGTTCGTCCACATATTCATTGCTTTCTTTTTCAATATTGCTATATACGAACTCTCCATGATAACCAAATCTTCCTTGTTGTGCTATTGCTACTAAATAAGGATCCTTTTCCATATTTAATTCGGCTACTGCACTTTCTGGGAGAAACTTATTTTCTTTATAAGTTGAATGGTTAAAATATATCCTTTGCACATATCCTGTTTCGGCATCTTCTATCTTTTTTATAAATTCCCTTTTTTCATATAATGTTTCTTCGGATACTCCTGCGTATTCTGTCAGAAACCAGTAAGTCCAGTTTGAAGCACTGTCCGGCTCTGCCGGATTCGTACTTAAGTACATGTGCATTTTCACTCCCGGAGTTCTCAATCTATATCTAAGTTGTTTGAAATCGTTTCTGTTGCACTGATTAGCTTCTTCTATCCATATGTCAGTAATTCCTTTTATGGACTTCAATCTTCCTACTTCATCTAATCCCCTGAAAATAAATTTAGTCCCGGTTATTTTATTTTCTATTTCTAAACGACCAGTCCTTATATTAAAATAATTTTCTAATTCAAGTTCGGTTATAACATCAACTAAATCAGTAAATACGCTGTCTCTTATATCTCTATAAACTTTCCTTATTCCTAGTATTTTTCTTTTTCCCTTGAAACTATCTATAATAAGTCTAGTTGCCACATTGTAGCTTTTGCCACTTCCATAGCTTCCAATCAGTAAATATATGTCCGAATTATCTTCAGATATAAATCCCTTAAAATGTTCATTTATATCCAACTTAATTTCCATTTATTCTCCTAAAATAAAAAATTCCTGATGTGGATATTTCTCTTTGAAATACTCAATCAATTTATTTTCTTCGAGCAAATAATTACGGTCTGTATCCTTGTAATCCACTCTTAATTCTTTTGAGCCGTCTTTAAAAACAAAGTTACGTGCTATCCTGAAGTCACCTTTTTTTATTCTTGCTTCTAAATCCTCTTTAGTTATTTTATTTTCTGTGTTGATTTCTTCAGATTGCTCTTCTGACTTCTCAACTTCTGTGTTGATTTCTTCAACATTTTTTTCTGTTATATTTTCCTTTTTTTCATTTCTTCCCATTTGACTACACCTCCACAATCTCTCTTGTTCTTCCTACTTTTCCAGCTCCTGCTACATAACTATCTGATTTAAATGCAGCAATAAAACTATCTCCTTTTTTCTTAATTACTCTGTACTGATATTTAACTCCTGATGTATCTTGTGTTTTTGTATTATGTAAAAAGTCAACTTTTTCTTCAAATTCTTCTTTTGAAATGTCAAAATCATACAGAATATTATTTGTAGCTATTCCGAAAGTCTTAGTTTCGTCCGAAATTGTTAATTCAAAATCTCTCACATATCTTGTTCCTTCCAAATGCTTTTCCACAAATTCATTTAAAAGCTTTTCAGCCTTGTTGCTTTTCTTTTCCTCTACAACTGTTGTTGTTTCAGTCTCTTTTTCATTACTCATTTTTTTTATCCTCCAGTTCTTCTATCTCTTTTTCTTTGAATTTAAATTCTACTTTTGTATCTTTCAGCTGTTCGCCTTCTATTTTCTTTTTCTCAAGATCCAGTTTCTCTTGTAACAGTTCTTCATTGACTAACTGTTGTTCAATTTCTAATATCTCATAAGGAGTTAGCATTTTCCCTGTTCTCATTAAATCCATACCCATTTTCTTAATAGTCTGATACGCTTTTTCGTATTCCTGTATCTTTTTAATGTTCGTTTCTTCTTTACTGCTTAACTCATTAGTAGTTTTTATTATCAGATTAGCTTTTGCAACCTCTGTATTTTTCAATATCTTGTAAATGTCGCCTTTATATACTTCATCTACGATCTTTTCGAGATATTTTTCAGTACGTTCTTTTCTTAATTCTCTTGCATTTTTAGACTTTCTATAATAAGTTCTTTCCGATATGCCATATTCGGACATTATTTCTTGTTTGCTTTTCCCATTTAAAACATCTTGTTGTATTTTTATTTCTTTTTCATTTGCAACCATTTTCGACTGGTTGCATTTTTTGGTTGCATTTTTTCTCTTGCTGGTTGCAGTATTTTCTTTTTTTTTAATCCATTTCCCTCTGCTGATCCAACTCTTAATTGTGCCTACTTTTTGATTATATTTTTCGGCTAATACTCTTATACTTGTTCCGTTTTCATATTCGGTTTTTATTAACAACTTTATGTCTTCATTGCTCATGCTCCTATCTCCATTTATTCATCTTCATTTTCTTTTAAATCCTCTTCGCTATAAAATTCTTTAAAATGATTTTTTATTTGTGTTACATCTCCCTTGTAAAAAATCAAAATGTTCTGATGTATCTTTGTTATTTTTCTGCTTATATTAAATGCCCTGCCAGCTCTTATAGCTGCACTTCCGACTGGTTCCCTATAAATTACCTGGTTGTAGTAACTTAACCCAGCATTTTCAAATGCCTCTATGGTATCGCCAACAAAGTTTATTAACTTTCCTTTCTTATCCCTAACATCTCCAACGATAAATATCGCGAATCTGTTTTCTTTTAATTTCTTACAGTGATTTTTGATTATCCTGCTGTATTTATCCTTAAACTGTTCATATTCCATATTAGATAAATCATTTTCGTTATTACTGTACACTTCCAGGTCTAAATACGGCGGACAGCTGAATATTAAATCCTGTGTATTATCTTCTACATATTTATCTACATTCTCACTGTCATCTGTTATGAAATTAGGGGATATTTTTAATTCCTTTGCCTGTGCCTTATTCTGTTCTGTCTGTTCTTCCCTTATATCAAATCCTGTATATTTAAATCCTAGTAGTTCAGCAACTGCACCACGCACACACCCCCCCCGAAAATGGGTCAAGCACCTTTATTTCCTTGCTTTGTGGGGTATACCATTTATAGAATACTTCACATATTGCACCATCAAAAACACTTGTTCCGTAATTCTGTCCTATAAGGCTTTTATCTCTTCCTTTGCTACTATCAAAAAGTTCTTTCCATTTATTTTTGATGTCCAGCCACGGGCTTTTGTTAGCGTCTATAATGGAAAAAGGCGGTATTATGAACTTGCTTTCCAGGTTGCCTTTTTGCTCCTCTGTTGCAGCTCCATATTTATCCGTCAATAATTCCTCTTCTATTTCCATTATTTCCTGTAGCTCTATTTCATCGAATCCTAGTAATGATGTGTCGAAATCTACGCTTTCAAGCTCTTCTATTTCCTGTCTTAATATTTCTATGTTAAAACCTGTATTCAATGTATACTGATTATCAGCTATCATATACGCTTTTTTATCTTCTTCTGTTAAATCTGTATGCCTTACTACTTGCACATCACTATAACCTAGTTTTTTTAAAGCCATATATCTTCCATGTCTTGCTAGGATCATGTTATTTTCATCAACTACAATCGGACTTCTATATCCTATTTTCTTTATAGTTTCAGATAATTTTTCTATCTGCCAGCTAGGATGTTCTTTAGCATTATTCTCGTACATTTTTATTTTGTCTATACTAATTTTTTCTATTTTCATGTTTTCCCTCTCTTTTAAATTCTTTCCCACCAACCCAACCGACCCTTGTTAAACTAATGGTCTCATATATATAAATTAAGGAGGAGGCAAAATAAAAAATGACCGTAATTATAAAATCAAGGTTTTACCCTTAACTCTATAAATACGGTCATCTTAATATTCATGTACTCGATATTTATAATTTATTAAATTGTCTCGAAACTTACACAACTTAGGTCGCCTTATTATTCGCATACTCTTTTTTATATTGTGCTGTTTCTGTCTTCTGTATCGTTATTGTGCCGTTTGGCTTTCTTTCAATAATAACACTTCCGACTTTATTGCTTTTTAAAAATTTTTCTATTTCTTCGAGTTCTTTATTTATGCTCATTTTACCTCCTATATTATATCACATTTTACGCTTTTTTCAAACCTTTTTATCGTAGTTTTTCCCTTATAAAGTCATCTAATAGCAAGGCGAAAAAGCTAAAACTATAAAGTGAATAATAAATTATTCGCCCCCATTCAATCCTATAACTATTCCATCTACCAGTTCTTTTATACTCACTTATTTTCGTTATTGTTCTTCCTATTGTTAAAATTGCAAAAACTATTATAACACCTAATAAATATGTTTTCAAAAATTTCATTTTTATTCCTCCTATCATTACTTTAAAAATAAATAAATTCCTATTACTGTTGCTAAATATATACACATTATAAACAAATCAAAGAAAGCACCCTTAAAATATTTTCTTTCTTCGGCTTTACTCACTTGACAAATAACTATACTTAAAATCATTAATGTTACAATTATTTTTGTTGTCATTTTTCCTCCTTAAAGGCTTTAAAATGCCCTTTATATATTTTCTTTAATTCCTTTACCTGATCCTCATTTAATTTAATTCCTCTTATATCATATTTTCTTTCAAATGATTCAACGCCTATATTATGTTTCTCTGCGTGATGATGTCGGCAAAGGGATATATACACCCCTTGACCTTTATCATGTGCATATCCGCCTAAATTTGCGACATTCTGCCAGTGTTCCATGTCAACTGGACTTCTGTTACATACGGCACATTTTCTATGTTTTAATTTTGTATATATGTATTTTTCCTCATTCTGTTCTTTGTACAACTTCTGCATTTCTTCCCACATTGCTATATCATTCTGTAGAAAGTAATCAAATAAGAAATTAGTAAATTCTATCGCTTCAAGATTACTCATCATTTTAATTGCTAAACTAAAAGTATCGTTAAGCTTAATTAGTAGCATTTGCATTTCTTCCGTTACAAAATCCATTAAATCGCTTGTAATTATATTGATTTTACTTTCCCTGCTGTAATTTTTATCAATAACATTTCCTATTCTGTCTTTAAGCTTTTCTTCTAAACTTTTAAAAGGCTCGTACGCCTTTATGTTCTTTCCGCTGTATCTGATATAGAGTTTCTTTAAATCTTCCTTTGCCTTGTAAAGAAAATAGTCTGAAATGGCAGGCTTCTCTTTACTGGTCTGCCAGTTTATGTCTACACCTTTTAATTTATAAGCGTAGCAATCAATAAACCAGTAGATTAATTTTTGATTTTCCCTCGACATACGTTTTTTCATGTTCTACACCTTAAATTTCCCTTTTCTCCATTTGTGTCGCAAATCCATAAATGCCACACGACGTTTTTCTTTTGTTTCTTCGCTTGGTTCAAACATATTGTCTTTATTTTGTATTTTCTGCCTTGCTTTTACAACATTATTTATCGAATATCTGTCATATATTTCTTTCGCCTTATGTTTATCAATAAGTCCGTCTTCCATTAATATCAGGCAGAAAACCATAGTATCGGGATTTTCTGTGTCCCTGGTAACAGGGTAATTATCTAGTATATCAATTACCCTTTTTTTCATTTCTCTTTTTGCCATGTTTCCTCCTCAAATAAGCTGTTAATGTTATATTTAAAGCTTATACGTTTCTTTTCCTGTTCCAGTAAAATTCCTATTTCTTTAACTTCCGCTATATTTATACTTGCCTTTGTTGTATTTTTATAATGTTCATAGAATTTACTAACAGGCACAGCATAAGTTTCTTCCAAATCCCTGAAATTTAGTACCATATAAGCCTTAACTCCGTTCTTTTCTGTTTCCTTTTGCAGATCATATAAAAATGTCATCTGCTCATCTACATTGCTTTTTATATTACTGAAAGCCATTGACTTTCCTAAAAAGGATTTAAGCTCTACAAGAACTAATTGTCCGTCCTTGTAGAGTATAAAATCGCATAAGTTTCTATTTTTCAGTCTTACCATTTCGCCATTAGCTCCAGTTCTTGTGCTCCCGTCTTTCAGCCTGTGCAGGAAAATATTTTCCCTATCTATGCTTTTCTGAAAGTCATTTTCAAATCTTTTACCTGGATTAACTGCCATACTAAGATACCACCTCGGCATCTTCTATATTGTTACTTAGTTCAATTGTTGCTCCATATATTCCCTGTTTACCGTCCTTTGTTACAGTTATTTTTCCTGCTTTTATTAGCTCTGTAACAATTTCAGTACATTCTTTTGACTTAATATTGGTCTTCAGCTGTATATCCCTAGCCTGATAGTAGTAAGGCTGATTTTCTTCTATAAATTTTAAAATCTTGGTTTCTTTTTTTAGTTTTTCCTTTTCTAATTTCTTTAAATTTTTGTTTTCAGCAGCTTCAAATACGTCAGAGGTATCTTTTATAGTCTGCTCCTCTTTCTTTTCCGTGTCAGGCTGTTTCTTAAGTCTGTCGGCTTTATATTCTATTCTATATGTCCCGTATTCTCCTTTTTCTATTCGGTCCACTGTACGGTTAATTTTGAATTTAACCATTTTTATTATTTTCTCTATCATTTCAGTTTTGAAAATGTTTGAATTATCAACTAATCCCTTTATTAAGTTTCTTATCATTTTTATTTTATTGATTTGTAACGCTATAACAAAACAGTCTGCAATTTCTTCAATCATATTACTGTTGTCTTTATAAAAAGATTTTCTCCATGTTCCATGTGCCTCATGCAGTTCTTCAATCTCTTCATACAGTTTCAGCAATTGTTTCTCTGCACCGAAAAATCTTTTTATTTTTAACAGCTTTTCCCTGTCCTCGCTGTTAAGCAATAATTCCTTTACTGTTCCGCCGAATAACTTGCTTGAATTAATATCTTTTATGATTTTCTTTGCTATTTCATCAATCTGCTGCATATTTTCAATATCAGTTATTTCTAACATTTCAGACATTCTCTCTGTGAATTCCTGTTCTGTTACGTTTTCCCTCTGATTGTCGCTTAAAAAGTTGTTATATATGATATTTGATATTTTGTCATTTTGAAATTCAGCACTTAATTTTAAATCACTTCTTTTAAAAACAAACTGAACTTTCTTATCCTCTACACTCTTTTTTATTAATTTTGCTCCGTCCAAATTATAATTTGCTTTACATTCTCTAATCATGTAATCAACTATATTATTTTCTAACATATCTTACTCCTCCTGAATTTTTTATTTAAAATAACGAAATTTGGCTTTCACTTTCAATGATTTTTTCTATTCTTTCTGCCACTTTAGTCCACGATAACTGCACTTTTTCGGTGTTCGTTCCAGACCTTTTAGCAAATTCAATGCCTGTTGCAGTATAGAACATCATATCAACAAAATCCCCCCTTCGTGGCACTCCCCAGCCACCTTCTCCGTATACTTTTTTAATATATATTACCCTTTCATTTTTTGAGCTGTTTTTTTCAAAAAAGAATTTTATATTTTCAAAATGTTCTTTTTTTAATGCGTCATCTATATTTTTCCCTGTTATCATTTCTTTTCTCCAATCTTTTTGAGAATATCAATATTCTTTGTTAACTGCTGTAAAAGTTTTTTATCTTCTTTTTCCAGCTTTTTCATTTCTTTTTCTATTTCACTCCTGCGAAGATTTATAGCTTTGTTTTCCAGCTTTATTGTTTCTATTTTTTTAACTCTCATTTATCCTCCTATCAGCATTTTTTGATTATTTTCAATTAAATTTCCGTTTCCTATTCCCATGTTCGAATTTCCTATAAATTTTATATTTTTCGTGTTATTGCTGTTATCTGTAATGCCTAAATAATAAGGATTAACATTATATGGCATTTCCCAGTACGCTTTATAGATTTTTGGAAATTCAAATGTCAGGAACTTATCAAAATCATCAACTAACATTTGGCATACTTCATGCCATCCTCCTAAACTATCAACAACGGCATGTATTCCTTTGTCATCAAATTCTATTGATCCGTATGCACCGTATTTTGATATAGCTTTTTTAAGTTTTTCTTTTGCTAGATTTATACGGACATTGATATCTGTTTCCGTTGTTCCTAGTGCATACTGTCTGATTTCCGCAGGCTGTGGAAAGTTTTTCCATACCCTATTTTTAATCATTCTAGTAAATGATAAATTTATTTGTTCCAGTGACAAATCAGATAGCCCAGCAAAGTAAATATTTATTTTTTCTCTTGTCATGCCATCAGTTGGAAAAAAATCCAGGAATGGCTTAAATCCCTTGTTAAATTCCTGTAATGTCATTACTTATACCTCCCAAACGTCTCAGCTAAACTTTCCTCAGTAACTATAAAATCATTACTGTTAGCCGTATTTTTAGATGTGTTTCTGTTATTTTTCCAACGCAAATAATCCTCAAATTTATTACTAAACAACGTCCTTGGTCTTAAATACGTTTCCCATTCTGTTCCAGTCCATGCTGTAACCATATTGTCTATAACTGTTTTAAAATCTTCCAGTTTATAGCCGTCATTTTGACGAGCTTTTATATATTTCATTGTTTCTTTTGAACTAGAACTATATTTTTCACTCCCTGTTCTGCCAGTTTTCTCGTTAAGATAATCTGTTACGGCACTATATATATTTTTATTAATATTATTATTACTATATTCTTTCTTTAGTAGAATTCTTTCTTTAGTATGCAGTGGCTTTTCCACTTGTGGCTTTTCCACTTGTGGCTTTTCCACTTGTGGCTTTTCCACTGCCTTACTCATATAATCTACAATATTGTTTTTTTCTTTGTCTTCAAAAATATAGTAATCTAGTGTGCCGTCTGAATTTCTTTTCCTGCTTATATACCCAGCTTTCACTAATTCCTGTAAGCCGTATTTAACTGAATCTGTTCCATCTTTTGCATTTTTAGATATTTCTTTAATGTTAAATTTCCAGTCATCAGGTCTTGAAAGCATGTACAGCAATATTCCTTTTGCTTTCCAGGAAATAGTGTCATCAAGTATTAAATTATTATGTACAGTAGTAAAGTTTTCTTTTTTTACTATCGTCGTTTTCATTTTTCCACCTCTTGCATTACAGTACAACTAATGATATAATTGTGTTGTAATATTGTTTTATTTGCACTCTTTGAGTGCTTTTTTTATTTACTTTTCCCTAACTTCAAAAATAAATGTTTCAATTCCAGCTCCAGCAGTTTTGTAAAAAAATCTATTTCATCTTCATAAATTTCAGGATATTTTTCTTCTATAAGTTCCCTGACTTCCCTGCTAAGTTGCTTTAAATAATCAAACCTTTCTTTTGAGTTATATATTTTTATTTTAATGTTTCCACCTCCTTGACTGATATAGGCTGTATAGTTAATTCGTATCCTAAATCATTCAACAGTTTTTCAACCATATTTAAGTTCGAACTCCCGCCAGAAATAGCTCTATTATATGAATTGCTATAACTATTTTTATTTCTTCCTGTTTCTAAACAGAAATTATTTACAAATCTGTATTTATTTCTTATTATTCTATCAATTTGTATAAAAATTTCCCTTGTATCCATTTTTTCTCCTTTCTTTTCACTTTTTTGTGTACAAAATAAATAAAAAAATAATCTTATGATTATACTGTACACTAAAAAGTGGAAAAAGTCAATAAAAAAAACGAGCTATTTCATTTTCGAAATCAGCTCTTGTATTGCATTATTATTTTTTCTTTTTTAAAAATAAATATATTAAGTAAAATGGCAACAATGAAATAATAAAAAAAAGAATTATTATGTTCATAAAAATATTTTCTTTTTCTCCATAATCCAAATAACTTTTTAAAATGTATTTTTTTGATTTTTTCAAAAATTCTGATAATTCTTCGGGATACTTAACATTTATACTTTCTGAATTTCTTATTTTCTGAGCAAGATTATTTAACTTTCGTTCAGTATGATTTATAGTTAATATTTCTGATTTTATATTATTTTGATTTAATAATATAATTTTTTCAATCTGATGTTCTTTTATCATGTCATTCGGTCCTTTTACCTCAACAAATTTTAACTCATCATCATTAAAAATCAACAAATCAGGAAATCCTGAACGATTTTTAGGTATATCGTTTATATAAAATAGAAATACTTTCATTACATCTTCAATATCGTGATATTTAAATACAAGTTTTAAATCATCTATTTCAAATCTATCAATATTATGTTCTAACATCCTGAAAATTCTATTATTATTTTTAGAACATTGCTCTTTTGCTATTCTATAATTTTCTTCAAGTATTTTTTCGCCACCTTTTTCTATAATTTCTTTCATTTTGTAAGCTATTATTTCTTCTCTATTTTTTAAAAAAACATCTGTAAATAAATCAAATGGCATATCTTGTTTTATTGGAATTTTTTCTAATTCAAATGATTTTTTTATATACTTTGGAAACTTATCTGATTGATATTTCAAATCTATAATAGCCCATATTTCCTGCCAAAATAAAAAAGAAAAGATATGGGACCAATAAAAATTTTGTGAAAATACGCCTTTATACCCTTGACTTGAAAAGTAGTTTAATGCTATTTCTTCAATATGATCGTATTCTTTATCTTTAGAAATATATTTCCCCTCTTCTGTTCTCAATAGATTGATTTCTATATTTTCAATTCTAATTGATATATTTTCCTCCATAAATACTCCTCTATTTTGTAAATTGTTTTATTATCATTCCTATTGTCCCCACAACTCTTACTGCTTCTAGTTCTCTAGGCTCAACAACTATATCAGCATAAGCTGTATTATACGACTTCAATTTCAACACTCCAGTTCCTTCTTCAAATTCGACTTTTTTCAAAAATCTTTCTTCATCTATATCAACTACAGCTTCTTTATTATTCATTTCTCTTATGTCAATAAAATCAGATGTTCTAACTAAAATTAAATCTCCATCACTGTATTTTGGCTCCATGCTATCTCCATTAACTTTTGTTACAAAATCTTCTTTTTTAGGATTTCCAAAAATTTTAGGAATTTTTATTTCTTCAATTTTATCTTCCATGTAATTAATTTGACCGTTGCCAGCACTCGCCATTCCATACAATGGTAGGATAACATAATCAATTTTTTGTTCCCCTTTTAAATTTGATGTAGCCACTTTTTTAGTTGCATTAGTTAAATTTTCTTTGATACTATCTGGCAACATTAATAACTCTTGTTCAGTATATGCAATTTCCAATTCTTTTTTATACAATGGAAACGCTTTTATTAATTTTTCATACATATTTTTACTTACTTTTTTCTTATCTTTTTCAATGTCATTTATTAATCCTCTGGAAACCTTTAATTTTTCACCTATTTCTTCAAATGTGTAGTCGTTCTCTTTTCTAATTTTTAAAATCACGTCTCCAATTTTCATTTTCATCACCTTTTTTTATAGTATTATATAATATTTTTTTAAAAAAATCAAAAAAAGTGTTGACTTTTTCCACTTTTTAGTGTACAATAGCTTTGTAAGTAAAAAATTTTAAATTATTTGTTCACTTCTATGTGAACAATAAGAATATATTTAAAGGAGATGTTAAAAATGAAAATGAATCACTGGATAGAAAAAGACGGGAAAATAATAGCAGTGTTTTTGGAAGAAAAAATGGCTAATGACTTTTTAGAAATGATAACAGGATTAAAGCAAAGAGATTTTAAAGACATAAGAGAATACTGCAAGGCTGTTTCGAAACTTGGTTATGAACAATATTACGGAGAAAAAGAAATAAAAGGATAAGGAGTAGGGAATGACAAAAAAAGAAAAAGAGAGACAGGAATTAAAAGAGCTGTGGGATAAAGTAACTTTTACAGTAGAGCCACGAAAAACTAAAGTTATAACAGCAGGTAAAATAACAACTTACAAGGCAAATAAAAATTAAAAGGAGTGTGGAAAACATGAAAATGACAGATAAAATAAAGGAATTTTTAAACGATAAGGAACTTGAAAAAAGAATAGAATACTCTGCCAGCAACAGATACAGAGAATTTTATACAAACGGATATGGTGTTTCAATAGTTCCAGACATTGACAATTCAACGCTTTTCGAAGTTGCTGTATTGATTGGCTCTGAAACTGATTATGATATTTGTTATGAAACAGAAATAACAGATGACGTAATAAAAGGACTAACACTCTTACAAGCTCATGAAATAGCAAAACAAATTTCAGAACTTGATCCAGGGGCAATTGAAAAAATAAATTAATGTTTTATCAAGCTTATAAGCAATTGTAGGCTTGAGTAAAATCTTAATTTTAAAAGTATTTTTAATCGGTATCTAAAACATATCGAAGTAATAAAAGGCTTATATATCATTTCTAAAGTCAAAAATTACTGATTAAAAATATAAAATACGCAGGAGGAGAATATGAAAAACAAAATAAAAATAGCTGTAACTGTGATACTCACAATATGGGTACAGTTTGAAGCTGTAAAAGAAAACGGATACTGGGGAATAGGCGGAAATATATTAATGCCTTTTCTATGTTACTTAATGTTTTGGACTTTGCCATTTTTTATTAAGCATTTTATCACAGAATTTAAAAAAATGAATTAGGAGGTTTTTTATGGGATTAAAAATATTAACTTTTCCATTAAGGGAAAAAGTTATTGAAAGACATCTTTACAGCTTAGCGAATGTTTTATTTAGAAACATAGAAGACGCAGAAAGAGCTAAAGATTTTTTAAACACAGGTACAAGCTACAAAATTGATGAAAATTATGGATTATATACAGAAGGAGGTGTTTATTTGGGACATGTTGTTCTAATCGATGAAACAAATAAAAAAGAAATGGCTGGACTTTTTAAAATAACTTACAGAGGGAAAATAATTAACTGTTAAAAGGAGAAAAAAATGACAGAAGAAGAAAAAAAGGAATTAAAAGAACTTGTTGCAGACATCATTTTTAATGACCTTGAAAAAGGAAAACTGACAACAGATGATAATTATGACATCAACTACACAGCTGAATACTTAAACTCAATCATTATGGAGCTTTTGCTGGACGGATACACAACAAGAGAAGTTATGTACATGATAGAAGTTTTTGAAAACTTTACAATGGAGCATGACATACTGGAATATGATACGTTTGAATTTGAAACAAAAAACGGAGGTGTAGACTGGTATACAAAAAATGAAAGAATAGAAACAGTAGTGCTTGCAACTAAAAAAGTAAGCTGAAAAATAAATTGTCAACTGATAGTTGATAACCAGTGAGGAAGAATATATTATGCAACTTGAATATAAAATAGTGGAACATAATAATAGAAATTTGGATTATATGAAAGCAATGGCAGAAATGCTTAAAGAATTGAATGAGGAACTAAAGGAAGAAAAATACAGCGAACAGGAAATAAATAAAATGTACAAATATTATGAAAGAGAGGAAAACTAAATGAATATATTTGAAAAAATACAAGCTGCAAGAGTTGAATTACAGGAAATGAATCTGAAAATGGGAGGGTATAATAAGTTCGCAGATTTCAAGTATTTTGAACTTAAGGATTTTCTACCTGAAATAAATAAGATTTTCAATAAATTAAAATTATTTTCTAAATTTGATTTATTAGAAAATGAGGGCATTTTAACAATAATTAATGTTGAAAAAACAGATGAACAAGTAACATTCACAACTCCAAAGGCTGAAATAGTCCTTAAAGGGCAAAATGGTTTGCAAATGATAGGGTCAACGCACACTTATTTGAAAAGATATTGCTACTATAATGCCCTTGAAATAGTGGAAGATGATGCTATAAATGCCACTATTGATAAAGATAAAACAGAAAAACAACAAAAAAACGAAGAAAAAACAAATGTGCAAAAAAAGAAAGAACCAACGGCAAAAGAAAAAAGAGAAAGGGGATTAAAATACATATCAGAACATAAAGAAAAATACGAAAAAATAGTCAATAAATACTTGCTAGGAGCTTCTGTTACTGGCGAAGATGAACTAAACAATGAACAAGTAAGCGAATTAGCTAATAATTTAAGAATTTTAGAAAAGAAAGGAGCATAATATGAACAATGTTACATTAATGGGGAGACTAACAAGAGACCCTGAGCTTAAGTACTCACAAGCAGGGAAAGCTTACTGTAGATTTACAGTTGCTATAAATAGAGATTTTAACAAAGATGAAGCAGATTTTATAAACTGTCTGGCATTCGGAAAAACGGCTGAAACAATAGCCGAGTGGCTGGGAAAAGGTCGAAGAATAGCCTTGCAGGGCAGAATACAGACAGGTAGTTACCAAAACAGTAACGGAGATACTGTCTATACAACGGAAGTTGTTGCAGATAGATTTGAATTTGTAGATAGTCAAAATGAAAATTCAAAAAAAACTCACAGTAACAACAATGATGTCTTAGATGACAATGACGACTTTCCATTTTAAATTAGGAGGATAAAAAATGAATGATTTAAGTGTAATAAAATATGAAATAAAAGAAATAAATAGCATAGCGAACTTTTTAAATAGTGAAAATAACGAACTGGATCAGGAGACAATAAACGACACAAGAGAGAGTATTAAATACTTGCTTGAAGAAAAATCAGAACAGCTGGAACTGATTTTAAAAGAGCAGGAAATGAAAGAGGAAAAATGCAAAGAAATATCAAGATATTACGCAGAAAAAGCAAAAGAAACAAAAGAAAAAAGAGACGCTTTGAAAAGAATAATAATGGAAAGCATGGATAATTTAGGAGTTAAAAAAATAGAAACAGCAACAGGGACTTTCACAATTAGACAAAATTCACCTGCAGTAATTATCGAAGATGAAAGTGTTATTCCAGGGATTTTTAAAACTCTTATACAGGAGGAAAAAATAGAAAAAGCTAAAATAAAAAAAGCTTTAAAAGACGGAATAGAAGTTCAGGGAGTAAGACTGGAAAGTTCGAAAAGTTTATTGATAAAATAAGGAGGAATAAGAATGGAAAAAGAAAAATTAGAAAAATCAATAAAATCTATCAATGAAAAGTATGGGATTAAGAAAAGATGGAGGGCTGAAAATGAAGGTTATTACTATTATATACATAGTGATTACTTTTTAACGGTTTTCGCTATAGACCATCATTTTACAGATGACAATAATAGATATGAAGCAGGCAACTATTTTAGCACAGAAAAAGAAGCTAAAGAATATATGGAATATATGAAACAAAAAAGCCTTGAATGGCACGAAAAGAGGGATAATAATGAGTAGAGAAATAAAGTTAAGAGTATGGGATATTACAAACCAAATGTGGTTAAAAAGCTTTAATGCAAATCTTTTAAATGTAGGTGACTTGACAATTGTAATAATTTCACAATATACAGAGCAAAAAGATGATTATGGTAATGAAATTTTTGAGGATGATTTTATTATAGATGTTTCTGAAGACGGAGATTATTTTTTAAAACTTATTGGATTTGGATATGATGATAGGGAATATTCTTCAATACTAAAAGGATTCAAAATCGTAAAAGGGATTCAGTTAGATTTATATTTTGATAATAAAGAAGGTATTTTCAAAGGTAGTCATTCTTATTTATTAGAAAAATATAAAATAAAAATAGAAAAATGCATCAATGAAAAATGTATTTATTTTCAAGTAATAGGAAATAAGCATGAAAATCCTGAACTGTTAAATTTGCTGGAGGAAAAAAATGACTAAAAAAGAAAGTATAAAACTAGCTGCAGTAAAAATAAGACAGCTGGAACAAAAAATAAAACTGAAAAAAGGTGCTTAATATGTTTGAAAGTTATGGAAATGAAATAAAGCAGGCTATAAAGTACACAAGAGTTTCCACTAATCAGCAGGACGATAAAGGGTCAAAGGAAATACAGGATTTGAAAATAAATGAATTTGCAATAAAAAATAATTTTGATATTGTAGCTTCATTTTCAGATACGGATCATGGAGATAACCCACTTCGTCCTGGAATAAATTCTTTAAAAGATTATTTGAGGATAAATCGTGAGGTTAAATATGTTATATGTTTATACGCTGACAGATTTACCCGTTCTTTTAGAGAGGCTATGGAAAATTTATATTTTCTTGAAGATTTAGGGGTAACTCTTGTAACGCTTAATGAGGGTATAATAAAGATTGACGGAAGTTTTCAGAGCATTGCCTCAATGGTTCATTTTATGGGGGCACAGGAGGAAAAAAAGAAAATAGTAAAAAAGACAAAGGACAGCATGTATAATTACGCAATAACAAGCAACAGATTTTTAGGTGGTTCTGTTCTCCCTTGGTTCAAGGTTGTTCGTGGCAATCTTAATGGGGTAAGGTGTAGCTTGATAGTAAAAAATGAAGAAACATGGGATTTTTACAAGAAAGTTTTTATTGATGTTATAAAATTTAGCAGTGTCAAAAAATCATCTGAAACAAATAATATTCCATATCCGACTTTAAGAGAATGGTTGCATAAGCCAGAAATCGCAGGATATAGGACATTTGGTAAAAGAGGAAGAAATGAAAATAATTATAAAAAAGGTAGGAGAAAAACTTATCAGATATCAGAAGAAAAATTACTGCCTGCACTGTTAGATGATGATGAAATGGAAAAAATAAGAAACATATATGCAAATTCATTTAGCTATTATCAGAAAAAGTCTTATCCATATTTATTTACAAAACTGGCACATTGTGTATGTGGTGGAAAATATTACGGAAATCATTTTATAAGTAGAGGATCTTCTTATAATTACTATAAATGTGAAAAATGCAATAAAAGATATTTAGCTAAAAAGCTTGAAAAAATAATTATAGAAAATCTTATGAATGATGACAGTTTGAAAATGCTTAATGACTATGATTTTAGAATAAGTGATTTATTAGATGAAATAACAAAATTAGAGCAACAAAAAAGTATTGAACAGAAAAAAGAAAATGACATTTTAAATTTAATAACAGAAGATTTAATAAGCATGGATACAGCAAAAGAAAAATTGAAAGGTCTGAAAGATGTTATAAGAAATATACAAAAAGAAATATCAAAAATTGAAGAAGATATAGAAAGAGAAAAGAACAAAGAAATTACAAGCGACATGTTGGAAAGCTTTAGATATCTGCTGCTAAACTATGACGAAGATACACTTGAGGAACTACAGCAAATTTTAAATCTAATAATCAAAAAAATAATTATTCATTCTTATAATGAAATAGAAATTGTATATTAAAAACTCACTAAATTAATAGTGAGCTTTTTTTTATTTATTCACGAACTATCTCTTGAATTCCTTTTTCTTTCAATTTTTCATATGTTGTTTCATCTATCAAGATATCTACATCATCGTTTCCATCGTTAAAAATATACACATATTCATCTGAATTCAACTTCTTTTGTTTTCTTATATAACTGTATTCGTTTGCAAACCTCTGTATACCATTAATATCATCAAAATATTCACCTGACAT